GTCAAGCTGTGGACAACAACGGTAAGAAGATTCGTTTGGTTCCACGTCAACTCGTCGTGGCTCCCGGCAACGTCTTCCAAGCTGAAGTTCTCCTGAAATCCGTGTTGCGCGCTGGTAATGCAAACAACGACATCAACCCTGTCAAATCCATCGGTCTGTTGGATGAAGGCGCGGCTGTGTTGTCACGTTTGACCAACGCATCAGCTTTCTTCGTACAAACCGACGCGCCTGAAGGCATGAAGATGATGATGCGTCGTAAGCTCGAGAAGACCATGGAAGGCGACTTCGAAACTGACTCTATGCGCTACAAAGCGACAGAGCGTTACCAAGTTGGTTTCACCGATCCTCGTGCGATGTACGGCACACCCGGCGTCTAAACCCAAGCGGGGGCTTCGGCTCCTGCGCTAATAAGGAGCAAGACAATGGCAAATTTACTGGTAACCCGTTTCCCAAATGGCGTGACAAACGTCGGGGAAGATTCACCGTTTGCTGATCTGACAATGCCAGCACCAACAAAGTTTCACACTTACTATGAAGATTTTGACTACTATGTAGCCGCAAATTGGACTGTAACTGAGACTCAGGCTGGTGCTACTCAGGCTTTGACTGACGGCGATGGTGGTTTACTTTTGATCACCAACACTGCCGCAGATGATGATCTTGTTGCTTTGCAAAAAGTAGGCGAGTCATATCGCTTTGCTTCAGGCAAAGAACTTTTCTTTGAGGCTCGCCTCAAGGTTAGCGACGCAACTCAATCTGATGTAGTTATTGGTCTTCAAATTACCGATGCAACCCCGCTTGACGTATCGGATGGTGTGTTTTTTATCAAGGCAGACGGCTCTACTTCGGTAAGCCTGTTGGTTGAGAAGAACGGCACAGCAACTACGACCTCTAGCGTGGCTACTATGGCTAACGACACATTTATTAGTCTTGGTTTTTACTACGATGGCGCATCAAGCATTCAATACTTCGTAGATGGCGTTGTGAAGGGCACTTCTGTGACCACCAACTTGCCTGACGACGAAGATATGACTGTGTCAATTGCTCTTCAAAATGGTGAGGCCGTTGCAAAGACAATGACTGTGGATTACGTCTTTGTTGCGAAGGAGCGTTAATCATGGGTCAATTCAAACCAATGGTTAAAATGATGACTACTGAGCCAACAGTCGAACTGAAGCTCAAAAAGGGTGGTACTGTGAAGAAGGCTGACGGTGGGTTTATGCCCATGCAGTCAGGTATGCCTTCTGACATGCCTGCTCGTATGCCTGCTCGTATGCCTACAAGCATGCCTGCTCGTGGCGGAATGATGCCATCTGCTCGTCCTGCTAAACCATCTATGGCAATGCGTCGCAAAGCTATGGCTGGTCGTTCAATGACTCCTCCTATGGTTTCTGCTCCTCCCATGTCGGCTACACCCGCCATGAAGAAGGGTGGTAAAGCTGACATGTCGCAAGACAAAGCCATGATCAAAAAGGCTTTCAAGCAACACGACATGCAAGAGCACAAAGGCGGCAAAGGCACTTCACTGAAGCTCAAAAAGGGCGGAATGATGAAGGGCGGTATGTCGTGTGCTACTGGCGGCGTTGCTATGGGTCAAGGCGGGTACAAAAACGGCGGCATCATCAGCAATGAAGGTAAAGCCTCAACTTCCACCAAAATGAGCACAGCCAAGCCTAATCATTCACCCGCCAAGACTGGTGACGTGAAGATGGGTAATGGCGGTGGCTACAAAAAAGGTGGAACAGCCCACATGTACGCCAAAGGTGGCTCTGTGATGAACTACGTTGACGGTAATGTTGTTGGTACGCCTGCTGGCAAAACCAATACCACGACTGGTGGCGTAGCAAAGTCAAACGCTGGTGGCTATAAAAAGGGTGGTGCTTTAAAAAAGTATGCTAGGGGTGGTGAGGTAGTGCAGGACGACGGCAAGGCGGTAGAAATGTCGCAAGGTCGTAAGAAGCCCTCCGCTCCTGTGAGCATTACTGCACTGTCTGGAACCTTCAAAAAAGGTGGCAGAGTAAAGAAGATGGCAGGAGGAGGAGACTCCTCTGACTATGATCCTATATATGATCGTGAAATGGCTCGCAAGGGCGCTGAAAAGGCGTCTGAGAGAGAAGATAACGAAGCTATGCGGGATACCATCCTCGGCGCTCCTCGTCGCCTTTTAGGGGGTGTAAAGAAACTGTTTAGCGGAACTCCACCTTCTGGTAGTGTGACCAAGACTGAGAAATCAGTTACGGTGACACCATCCAAGAAACGTGGTGGCTCTGTAGAGTGCTGAACCAAGGTGGGGGCTTCGGCTCCCACTTTTTTTAAGGAATAAAAATGGCTGATGCAGTCACAAGTCAAACCCTTCTTGACGGCGAACGTCTTGCAATCATGAAATTCACAAACATCAGTGATGGCACTGGTGAATCTGCGGTTTTAAAGGTAGATGTTTCTGCTCTTACAAAAAGCGCATCAGGCGCTGTATGCGATAGGGTTACGGTTACCAAAATTTACATTTCTACTCATGGCATGGAAGTCAGAATGCTTTGGGACGCCACAACAGATGTGCCGTTTTTTCTATCAGCGCCCAATGCTACCCAAACGCTCGACATGACAGGCTTTGGCGGCATTACTAACAATGGTGGTACTGGCGTTACTGGTGACATCGTGTTCACTACGGCTGACGCATCTTCTGGTGACACCTATTGGTGCATCTTAGAGATGGTCAAGGGGTATGCTTGATGTCAAGCAAATCACCTTCCCAACACAAATCGATGGCGTCTATTGCGCACAACCCTTCGTTTGCTAAGAAGGATAAAGCAGAGCGTTTGAAAATTATCAATAACGTGACGACTAAGCCTCAACGAATGGAAATAGTTGATAAAGTCTTTACAAAAAAAATGAAAGGCGGCGGCTTGTATGAAAATATCAATGCAAAACGTGAAAGAATCGCTGAAGGATCTGGCGAAAAGATGCGAAGAGTTGGTAGCAAAGGTGCTCCAACGGCTCAAGACTTTAAGCAGTCAGCTAAGACAGCCAAAGTGAAATGACCAAAAAGAAAGTTAGTCTTTCAGTTGGCAGGGGAGAAAAGCTTCCAATCTCTAAGGGTGCTGGCTTGACCGAAAAAGGTCGACAGAAGTACAACCGAGAGACTGGTAGCAATCTGAAGGCTCCTCAGCCACAAGGGGGCGCACGTAAGGACTCTTTCTGCGCTCGTATGTCAGGGATGGCAGGCCCACTGAAGGACGAAAAAGGCAAGCCCACTCGTAAAGCGGCGGCGCTTGCACGTTGGAAATGCTGACAAGGAAACACAATGGCGTACTCAGGAACAGTCGGTCAAACAGTCCTCAACGTGCAAACGCTGATCGACCACGGCGCTCGTCGTTGCGGCAAGCTTGCTGAAGAACTGACTTCTGAACAACAGCTATCTGCTCGTGAGAGCTTGTACTTTCTTTTGTCCAACCTTGCCAATCGTGGCATTCAATATTGGGCGATCAATAAGGAAGTTGTTGGCTTAACTTCTGACAAGTACATCTATACCCTTCCAGATGGCGCTGTAGACGTGCTAAATGCCTTGTACAGGCGCATGAATCGTCCTACGCCACCCACAGATGGTGGTTACAACGCAAGCTCTGGTGTGGCGATTAACGCCTTTGATGGCAACGTGACCACAAAATGTACCCAAACAGCTATCAACGGCAACATTGGCATTGATTATGGCTCTGGATACACAAACTACATAGGCTCAATTGGTGTTTTGGCTGGGACTTCAGGCAACTTTAACGTCGTTTTTGAGTATTCAATCGATGGAATCACTTGGAGCACCCTTCAAACCACTGGTGTGACTGCTTGGGTAGACAACGAATGGTATTGGTACGACATTGTGAACGGTCAAACCGTGCAGTATTACCGTATGCGTGAGACTGGCGGTAACACATTGATTGTGCGAGAACTTTTTTTTGGCAATAACAGCACTGAAATTCCCATGGCTCGTTTGAATCGTGACGATTACACAAACTTGCCAAACAAAAACTTTACTGCAAACCAACCCTTCCAATTTTGGTTTGACAGAACGATTCCAAACCCTTCGCTGTACCTATGGCCTGTCCCCAGTGACACGTTTGTGCAGATGGTTGTGTGGTACTCACGCCAAGTGATGGATGTCGGAGCTTTAACAGATGAGGTTGAAATACCTCAGCGTTGGTATGAGGCGACTGTTTCGATGCTAGCTCATAGGATGAGCTTGGAGTTGCCAAGCATTCCTGTTGATCGTATTGGTTACTTGGAAAAGATGGCAGACAAGTACCTTTACGACGCAGAGCAGGAAGAGCGAGACAAGTCGCCAATCTATTACGCCCCAAACATTTCAGTCTACACAAGGTGATGCATGCCTAAATTTCTCGACACGCTGGGAAATTCAGACATCGCAATCGCAATTTGCGATAGGTGCAAGATGAAACGTGCGCACTCGGTGATGAGGTCAGACCCAAATTTTTCGGGTTTACAGGTCTGTGACCAAGGGTGTGCTGACGAGAAAGATCCCTATCGCCTACCCGCAAGACCAACTGAGCGCATAACCATTCGCTTCCCTCGACCTGATTTGGATATTGCCGTTCAGAACAATCAACTGATAACTGGTGGATATGGTGCTTACATCATCTCCACGCAAAGCAGTGGTGAGAATCCGCAGGAAAATGGCAATTTAGACGAAATCATACAGAACCCTTGAAATGTCACAAGTCCAAACAACGATCACCAATCTGCCTCAGGCGGGGACAATCTTAGGAACGGAAGCAGTACCTATTGTCCAAAATGGGGTCACTAAGCAAACCACTACAGCGGCAATAGCGGCGGCTCCCTCGCAGTTTCAGACCTTCTTGACAATTAATCAAGAGACAACCCTACCAAACAGTCGTTACCTATCTACAGGAACGGGTTTAGGGCTTACGGATGGCGGTGTGCAATCCTACTATCGAATCTCTCTTAATGGGGCT